TGGTGCGTTGTTAAGGGCTCCGTCAAGTATAAAGAAAAAAGGCGGTTCTTACTGGAGTAAATTTAGACAAGGAGGATACTAATAATGCCTAGAACACCCATTAACTACAAGCAAATAGGTACTAGCGGTCTTAGGCGCTACGGACCTAACATTTATGAAGAATTCTTACCAGAGTTAAGATGGCCAAGAGCTGGTAAGATATATCAAGAAATGAGCGATAATGACCCAGTTATAGGTTCTATTCTGTACCTAGCTGAGATGCTTATTCGTGGTACAACCTGGGATGTTAAAGCTGCAGGTAAGTCTGAGGCAGATTTAGAGGCTGCTAAGTTTCTTAAAAGCTGTATGGATGATATGGAGATGTCCTGGGCTAATACAATTTCTGAGATACTGTCAATGTTTACGTATGGCTTTAGTTTTCATGAAATTGTTTATAAGGTTAGACGTGGTCCTACTGAACTTAATCGTAAGTACAAAAGCAAGTATAGTGATGGTAGGATAGGATGGCGCATGCTTCCAATACGCGCACAAACGTCAATGTTGGAATGGGTGTTTAATGATGATAATGAAACAGTTGCTTTTGTGCAAGTAGCAGAACCTAAGATGCAACGGGTAGTTATACCTATGTCTAAAGGACTACTATTCCGTACAAGAGTAAGTAGGGATAATCCGGAAGGTAAATCATTGTTGCGCAATGCTTATAGACCTTGGTTCTTTAAAAAGCATTTTGAAGAGATTGAAGGTATTGGCATTGAGCGTGATTTAGCCGGTTTTCCGGTACTGACTGCGCCTGAAAATATGGACTTATGGAATGAAGACGATGCACAGATGGTGGCGCTGCGTACTAGAGCAGAGGAGCTAGTAGCTTCTGTACGAAGGGACAGTGAAGAGGGTATTCTTTTACCACATGGGTGGACTTTGGAATTATTGACCTCTGGTTCGTCACGTCAAATAAATATCGGTGAAACTATTGAGCGTTATGATAAACGTATTGCTATAACACTGTTAGCTGATATTGTATTGCTTGGTGAAAAGTCCGGGTCCTTTGCATTAGCTGATACTAAACAATCTATGTTAGCAGCGTCTTTACAGTCACAAGTATCTAACATTGCAGATGAATTTAACGCTAAAGCTGTGCCGCAGTTATTTCAATATAATAACTTTCCAGATATTACAGAGTTACCTACTATTGTTCCAGGTCAGATACAAACACCTTCTTTAAAAGAAGTAGCATTGGTATTAAGAGCAATGGGCGTTAAAATTGCTGGTGACCATGATTTGTTAAGTTACTTAAGACATATTTTAAACATGCCGGAACTTACTAAGGATGTTTTTGAAGAAGTGTATGAACCACAGGCAGGTGCAACAAAAACCTCAGAAGGTAACACGCCCAATAATACAAAGAACACTGGGAGCAAAACTCGAGACGATACGGCCGAAAGAGATTTAGAACAAAATGACATGAACTACACTGGAGGTGAAATGTAATGGATATACCAAGAGGCGTAGGCGTGCTGGTGCTAGAAGGTACTAAAGTGTTAGTTGCAACACGTACAGATAATGGTACTATCTGTGGTCCAGGCGGTCATGTTAAACTTGGAGAAGATTTACAAGAAGCTGCTATTAGGGAAACTAGAGAGGAATTTGGCATAAACGTGCATGACCTAGAAATACTTGGTGAATTACTTAGTATGCCTGAAGAATATTGTAACACTACAGTATTTTTGTGTACGCAGTATGACGGCATTCCTATAGCAGATGGTATTGAGCAGGTATCGCCTAGATTTGTAGAACTAAAAGAACTTCTAGAGTCTACTGAATTATACGTGCCATTTAAAGAATCGCTTCTGCTGTTACAACAGAAGAATGTATCAATAAGTACTTGTTTCAAAGTTGCTAAGGTAAAGGAAGATGAAGGTCTTGTAAGTGGCTGGGCTAACGTAGCAGTACAACCTGATGGGTCTTTACCATTAGATTGGCAAGATGATACTATAAGGCCAGAAACTCTTGAAAAAGCTGCTATCAATTTTATGATGGATTATCGTGGTAGTGGCGAAATGCACCAAGGAGAAGGAAAAGGAAAAGGTATAGTAGTTGAATCAATTGTATTTACAAAGGAAAAACAAAAAGCAATAGGTATTCCTGAAGGTTGCGTACCAGAGGGATGGTTTATAACAGTTAAAGTTACAGATCCAGAGGTCTTTGCAGCGGTTAAAGCAGGAGTATATAGGATGTTTTCAATCCAAGGCCGCGCAAAAAGGATTAAGCTTTAGTGTTATATAACTAGCCTATTTGTCGTATAATAAAAGTAGGAGGTGAGTTTGGATGCCATACTTACTTGAGGACTTGGTTGTTGACCGAGTCGACTTTGTTGATGAAGGCGCCAATTCTGCGGCTTTCATATCACTTTATAAAAGAAAGGAGCAAAGCACAATGGACTTTAAAGCCATTATTGAAAAAATGGTACCTGAGCATGCATCGGTTGTACAGGGCGAAATTGATAGGCTTAACGGTGAAGTAACTAAGGTCTCTACAGCACTCGCAACTGTAACAGCAGAAAAAGATACTGTTGTGCAGGACCTGGCGAAAGCGAAAGACGACCTGAAAACGGCAAATGACAATTTAGCGTGTGCTAAATCTGAACTTGATACGTTAAAGGCCGGCGGAGCTGCTTTTGATGAAGAGGAAATTCTGAAAGCAATGCCAGAGGCTACTAAAACAGTCTATCTTAAGATGAAGGCTCAAAAAGAAGCAGCGGAGGAAACCGTACGCAAAGCTAAAGAGACAGAAGAAGAGGCTCAGGCTATTGCTAAAGCTGCCAATCTCAAGGCCCTGCCTATCGAGCAAACTAAACTTGTAGGTATACTGAAAAACTGCTCTAAAGAGTTGTTTGATGTTCTTACCTCGGTAAACGCTGCTATGGAAGGCGTAGTTCTTGGTGAAGTTGGTAAGAGCAGACCTGGCGCTGCTTCTGCATCTAGTGATGCTGCTTGGTCTAAAATTGAGGCTAAGGCTGATGACATTATTAAGAGCAAAGGTGTGTCAAAAGCCAAAGCCATTGCGCAGGCCGTTGATGAAAATCCGGACCTGTACAAAGAATATCTGAAAGGAGGCGCTAACTAATGCACGCCTTTGAAATTCCGAATCAACGCTTTAGTTTACCTTCCGGTGAAGCGGTAGCGAGGAGACGCTTTGTATCTGTTAATTCAGATAGTGAAGGCGTTCTTGCGACAGCTGCCGGTTCTGCTATTGGCGTTTCAATGAATCAAGCTGCTGAAGGTGAAGCTCTTGAAATTGCCGATGGTATTGTTATTGTTGAATCCGGTGAGGCAATAACAGCTGGTGCAGATGTACAAGTTGGTACATCTGGTAAAGCTATTACCAAAACATCCGGCGTAGGTGTTGGCGTAGCCCTTACAAGTACCACTGGTACCGGTCAATTGGTGGCGGTTAAACTTGTAAGTGTTTCTGCTGCTGATGGAGCAGACGGTGCTAACGGACAAGCTACACAGACTATTATCTACACTTCTTCCAACTTGGCAGCCGGCGCAGAGCTTGCTGACCAGCCTATTGGAGTTGTTGTAGGTGATGGCGACATCTTAGCTGCTACCGTTATTTCTACGGGTTCGGCGGCTGGTGTAGATGATGATAATGCTTCTGAGTTTGTTTTAGAGGTAGGTTCTACTTCTAAAGCATCAAAAACCTTCAATACTACCACGGCATTTCCTGCCGCCGGTGCTGCAGTTGATATGACAGTAGCTAGTGCAGCAGTTACTAAAGGCGACGTGCTCTTACTGTCAGTAACAAACGGTGCAACCGCCGATTTGCCTGTATTTATGGTACAGGTTGTTGTGGCGCTTGACTAAGGAAGAAAGGAGTGTTGACTAATGCCTAAAATGCAAGATGCTCATGTTGACAGAGCTCTTACCAATATCTCTGTTGCATACATGCAAGATGAGAGTAACTACATCGCTGATAAGGTATTTCCTATCATACCCGTGAAGCGCCAAGCAGACCTTTACTATATCTACAACACTGGTGATTTTCTCAGGGATGAGGCTAAAGTACGCGGCGCTGCATCAGAATCTGCCGGCGGCGATTATGATCTGGATAGTGCTACCTACTACTGCAAAAAGCATGCTTTTCATAAAGACGTTACTCCTGAGGAGCGCGTTAATTATGATGAGCCTCTTGATGCAGACAAAGATGCTAATATCTTTGTTACGCAAAAGATGCTTATTCGCAGAGAAATGGAGTGGGCTTCCAAGTTCTTTAAAGCCGGTGTTTGGACACGTCAAATTGAAGGCGTTTCTGCTACCCCTTCGGCTACACAAGCCATTTACTTTAACAAGGAAACTTCTAATCCTATCGGTGTTATTACCAGTGAAGCTGTTCGTATGGCAGAAAAGACTGGGTACAGACCAAATACCTTGGTTCTTTCCCCTTATGTCTTCAATGCTTTAAAGAATCACTTCGATATACTTGACAAAATCAAGTACACCGAAACTGGAATAGTTACCACGGCATTACTCGCCTCTGTCTTTGAGGTTAAGAATGTGTACGTGGCCTGGGCTGTAGTTAATACTGCCGCCAAAGGTGCTACAGATAACATCGGCTTCATTATGGGTAAGAATGCCTTGTTGTGCTATGCTAATCCAACGCCTGGATTAAGGCAGCCTTCTGCCGGATATATCTTTGCTTGGACCGGCCTCGAGGGTGCCGGAGCATACGGAAACCGGATTGTAAGAATTCCGATGGACCTGCTCGGCCTCGGCACAGAACGTATTGAGGGTGAAATTGCTTTCGATGCTAAGCAAGTTGGCGATGACCTCGGTGTGTTCTTTAAGGACATTGTAGAGTAATGGAACCTTTCTATGTGTGCAGGAGGGCCTTTCGGGGCCCTCATGGACCTATAGTAGTCGGTGCCATAGTAGATGCAAGAGACTTAAGGAGATATAAGTATCGCCTTCAAGAAAAGCATATTGTTAGAGTTACCGAGCAAAACTTTGAACAGTATGTGACTCTATTCAAAGAAAAGTATGGCATCGACCTTGTTAAACCGGTGCAGACTGATGACGCTCTTTTGAACTCTTTAAAAGCTCGTATGGAAGCTATTCCGCGGCATATTGCTCTTAAATACTTCTTTTTTCCAGAAGATTTGGCTACGCCAATTTCTACTGTTATAGAAGCGGTTGAGCAGGCCGAAAAAGCTAAAGCTGAGGAAGAAGCCAAAGCGAAAGCTGAGGAAGAAGCTAAAGCAAAAGCTGAGGAAGAAACCAAAGCGAAAGCTGAGGAAGAAGCTAAAGCAAAAGCTGAGGAAGAAGCCAAAGCGAAGCCTGAAGATGCCCTTAGAGCAAAACTTGAAGCGGCTAAAGTTAAAGCGACACCTGTAGTTGCAGCTAAGGCGGTCACTAAAGTTAACTAGGAGGTGATAAGATGTCTTGGAGTTACTCTGGAAATCCTGCTAATAGTGAGGTAGATCGTTTACGCTTTTTGTCTGGTGATACAAATGCGGCTGAGCCTATCTTGCAGGATGAAGAAATCCAGTTTCTTATCACTGAGTATGGGTCTAATGAGAATGCCTTAAGGTACTACCTTTTTGTACAAGTAGCAACAGTCTTTGCTAGAGATATTAAGCGTAGTTTGGGACCTCAATCAGAAGACCCTACTGAACGTCTAAAGTTCTTTAAATCGCAAGTTGATTTCTATAGGTCAAAGTTAACTGTAGCCGGTATATCAATTCCTACCTTTGCACATCCAAAAGTCTTTAGAAAAGGAATGCAAAATAATCCACCCTGGCCTGGTGGTGATGGGTATGTTTAAAAGTTTAAAAGCATGGATGAACTTACCTGTTACTATAAAGCCTTTTGTTAAACGTACAGGTACGGGTTCAAAAGAGTTTAGCGCTAGTCTTTCTAAGCTTTGTTACGCTGAGGGTAAAGTTCAACTTGTTAAAAGCAAAGAAGGCAAGGAAGTAGTATCTCACAAACAGTTATATATAGATGGTTCAGTAGAGCTTTCAGAGCTGGATAATGTTATATTTGAAGGTAAAGAAAGTGAAATCCAAGCTATTGCATACTTCTATAGAAACGGTGTTGCAGATATTAAGGTGGTGTATCTTTAATGCGTGGTGCAATTTACTTTGATTTCGAAAAGGACTCTATGAAGAACTTTGAAGCTCAATGTCAAGTGGCTATACAAAATGTTGGGCGAGGTACACGTAAAGCTACAGAAGAAGCTTGCATAGAGATTATGAATGAAAGTAAGCGCCAAGTACCAAAGATGACTAGAACTTTACTACTAAGTGCCTTCTATGAAGTTTCAAGAAGAACTGATACATCGGCAGCATCTTGGGTATATGAAGCTATTTTAGGTTATGGAGGCAATGGTGACCCGGTTAACCCTATAACCGGTAGACCCGCTTCTGAATACATGGTGGCTGTTCATGAAGACTTAGATGCAATACACACTACTGGTAAAGCAAAGTTCTTAGAGGACCCTGTAAGGCAGTATGCTAGCAAAAATTTCGCTAGAACAGTTTTTAAGAACGTTAAGGAATCGTTAGCTAGCTTAAGCGATTAGAAAGGAAGGATAGTATGGCAAATACGTTACTGGAAGATATCGGACTTTTCCTAGTAGCTAACAATATTGCTACAGGAGACGGCATTGATATTTTTCGTGATTTTACGCCAGAACAACCTGATAGTCTAATTGCATTACATGAGTACAACGGGGATAGTGCTTCTTTCTATGACTCATCTGTTCATCGTTCTATCCAGGTCTTATCTAGAGACTTAAATGCAGATGCTGCTAGGCAAAAAACTCTTGACATTTTCACAGCTATACCAGCCGCTCAAAGCGCTATTGGCATAGTTCACTTTACATCAGAACGTTGGGGACAAGTTTTTCTAAGACAGCCTCCCTTTAAGCTTAAAGTAGACGAAAATAATAGAGTATACTATGCCTTCAACATAGGAATCACTACTACTATTGAATAGGAGGTAAAAAGAATATGGCAATGAGAATAGGTTGCGACCATCTTGTATATGCTAAAATGACTACTGAAGAAACTGCTACAAGCGCACCTGTGTATGATGCAGTTGTAGCGGCTCCAGGAGTCATGCATATCAACATCAATCCTAATACTTCGTTGGCAACGGCTTTCTTTGATGATGGCCCTGGTGAAACCGCTTCTACTCTCGGCAACATCGAAGTTGAGATTCAGAAAAACACTCTGACAACTCAAAATAAAGCTGATCTGCTTGGACACACCATAGATGGTAACGGCGGTATTGCTTACGCAGACGACGATGTTCCTCCGTTTGTAGCTATCGGCTTTAGAACATTGAAGTCAAACGGCAAGTATCGGTACGTGTGGCTCTACAAAGGGCGCTTTGCCGACCCGGAGGACAATAATGAAACTAAAGCTGATAGTATCAATTTCCAGTCTGATACAATCAGCGGTCAGTTTGTAAAGCTGCAGTATCCTTACACTGTTGGTGGTGCGTCAAAGAGGCTTTGGAAGTATGAAATTGACGCTGACAATGCTTCCGCTAACCAGGATGTTATGGATGACTGGTTTACTGAAGTCCAATTCCCAACGGATGCTATTGCGGCACCTACTCTTACAGTAGCTTGGGCAGCCGGCACAGTATCTGGTTCTACAAAAGCAACTATTACTGACGCGGCAGGTTCTGGCAATCACTTTGCTTATAAGAAATCTGCAACGTCCATTGATACCCCGAATGTTGGGGATACCGCTACAGGCATTACATCTTATACGTCAGCTGCAAATATTACTTCTGTTACTGCCGGTGATTACATCGGAATATACGAAGTAACTGCGGCAGATGCTGTAGTTAAGTTTGTTCTGCATCAAGTTGTATCTGGTGAAATTAACGCCGGTTAAAAACCGTTGAAAGGAGAGTATCTTAAATGTCTAACGTTTCTGATGTTAAAAGAAA